CTTTTTCTTTGAGCCTGAAGGTAAACGAAAAGGATCATTTAATTTTACTTTTCTTCCTTGATATTCTGCTTCTGTGATTTCTAGTTCTTGATCACAATCACAATATTCTCTAAAGCGTTTCATTACTTTATCCTTTTCATCTTAATCTTACTCTTAATTTTTTATTATTTCTTAAAGTATCTTTTGTATTTAATTCTAATCCCATTATATTAGATAATGCTTTAATTCCATCGGCAGCTGCATCTTTGATTTTTTCTATAAGTGATGCAAACCATGTAGTAAATTGATTCCATAGTTTTTTTGCTTTATCGAAAAGATTCTTTGTTACTTCTTTTACTTTATCCCAGAAAGCAAATTCAGAAAGATATCCTTCATTTAATTGTTGTTTATATTCTTCAATAATATTATAACTCTCATTAACACTTTTTTCTTGATTATCTATTATTTTTTTTAATACTAATCTCACGTTTTGCCAGACATTATATCCATCATGACTTGATGTTGATGAAGATTTCCAATTAACAATCAAATCAATCTGCTTTGCATATGTTTTTATAATTTCAGAATTTCTATTTGGAACAGGATAAACTTTAATTTTAAAATTTTGTATTGTTTTTTGTTTTTCCCAACATAATAAATAATTTGCTCTTTGTTCTGTATTATCTCCAAATTTTTCGCTTCCAGTAGCAGCCTCATATACAAAAGCAAGTTTGAAGTCATCATTATTATCAAACGAGTCTCCTAATGCCTTTGCTACTGCATCAGCATTTTCTTTGTATATACCTTCTGCCTTTTCAAGAAATGCTTCATTATTATTCTTTATCAGAGTAGGGAAATCAGACGGTGCCTTTAGTTCCCCTTTAAACTCGCCTGATTTTATTTTAACTTTTTCATCATTATAAATTTTATAAGTATCTTTACTTGGTTTTTTTGGTTTATCTTTTTTGAGACGGTTTTCTTGAGATTCCCATGCTTCCAAAGCTTTATTATACTTTTCTACTTCAATAGTTGCCAAAGCTTTTAAATTCAGATGGGGCCCAAAACCACCAACAGATGCATCTGCAGCTTTTAAATTTTTTAGATTTTCAAGAGAAGCATAATATCCTTCTGTTACATCTTCTTCTAGTTTTTGCATGGCCTCAGTAATTGTTTCTTGTGCTTCTTTATTTAAACCAGATTCTTTTGCAGCCGCTGCTGTAGTTGCAATTGATTCTCCTTTTTTGCCACTCATCAATTGAGCTCCAGAAGCATTTTTAACAGAGCATTTTTTACCACCCAATATTATATCTGTTTTAGAGGTATTATTTTTTCCTCCATTTTTTTTCCAAAATTCAGTAATCGTTCCTTTTGCTTGAAATTTAAAATCTCCTGCTTTATCTATTGCTTTTTTAATATTTTCCCCGAATAACATAAGATTATCAAGTTCAATTTTCCTTTTTTTCTCATCAGAAAGTTTTTTAATTTTAGAGTCTGAAAGATCGGCTTTCCACGCATTTTTTGTTATACCAAAATCACCTTTATAACTTCCGCCCATTTCTTTTTTTAAATACTTTAAACCTTTTTCCCTATCTGTATAAGAAGCGGCTGCATATGCAACACCCAAGACTGATTCCATAGCAGTAGAAAAGTCTTTAGCCTCAGTTAGAAAATCTATATCTTCATTTAAAAAGTTTTTAAATCGTTTCATTTTAAAATCCTAGTTTTTTAAGTTGACGTATAGTGTCTGTTGAATTTTTATAAAAGATACCAATACCACCTGCGGCATTAAACTCTCTTATATTTCCTATGTAATCATCAATCAATATATTTGGACCTTGTTTTGATTGTGCAAAATTCTTTTTCTCTGGTCTTAAAACAAGATGTATTCTATTAAGATTATTTAGACCGATATTTTTCTGTAACCAACGCATCTTTCCTTTTTTCGATCTTAAATCTCTTTTTGTATATGCAGAAAGAATATTTGGATTATATTGTTTTACAAACTTAAATAGTTTTTTTGCATCATCAGACATTTCAAGATTTTCCCAGAAGTTCTTATCTTGTTTTACTATGGCCCATTGATCGTCTGATGGCATTTTTAACCAATCATCAAATGTTTGACCATCTCGTTGTTTCATTATTTGACTTACTCTTTTTTCTAAATCAACGAGAACACCATCCATGTCCAAATAGATTTGAGGAAGTGTTTGTTCACTAAGATACTCTAATAATGTTTTCATTTTGTTTTAAGACTTCCCTTTTTGCACAATTTTTTGTCTATCTGCAACCCATTGTTTTGCAAGTTTACTTTTTAGAGGTCTTTTTAAATAAGCCTTCACATATCTTGTCAATCTTCTGAATACATTTATCATTTTTGGGTCTTTTTCATCTTTATCATTATCTACGATTTGAAAAGAACCTTTGAATAGATTTGTAAGTCTACCTATATTTTTTTGAACATCTTTCCAGGCAGTTTCAACTATTTTTGGGTCAAGTACTCTATCTCGTCTTTGATTATTTGCTTGTGCAACTTCAAGACTTGTATTTACAAATATCATGAATGTATCGTAACCAGCATCTTCCAGTTCTTTCTTTTCTCTAACAATTCTTTTATATTCTTCTGCGGTACTGTCGATAATCAATCCAAGTTTTCCATTTAGATATAGTTTTTTCATTTTTGCAGTTATGTCTCTACCTCTTGCTCGTTTCTGTGCAAATTTTTCAAGTTCTTCTGGAGTCATACCAATCATTTTTTTACTCATACCTGCTTTTGATAATAGAAATTGTAGAGCCGTATCTGAGTTGATTACTTTTAATCCTTGTGTAACATCTGTCGCTTTTGTAGAAACAAAAGATTTACCAGCACCAGGACCACCTGCCATGAAGATGGCTTTAAATAAATTTGGATCGTTAATACCTTCTTGTAAATTTTCTTCTTCTTGTAGAAAAAATGAAAACCGTTTCATTACTTTTTACCTCCTTTCACCCAATCTTTGGCTGCATTAAAGTTTGATCTTGAAAATTCGAGTCTATCTACTAATTTGATTGCTTTACCTCTTTTATCTACTGCGACATATCCTTCAGGTGCAGTTACTTCATATCCGTCACCAGTCTTGAGGAATGTTCCTATATCTTTAACTGTTTCTAATTTTCGTATTAAGAATAATTTTGCCTCTGCAATTGCTTTATAGAGTTTAAAGATATCTATAAGTTTATCTCTATTTTTTGTGAAGTATTTTATTGTAGAGTCTAATATTTTTTGTTTGTTGTCTTTTGTTGCTTGTCGTTTTAATTTTTCTATATCATCTTCTTTGCGTGTTTTATAATAACTTATAAATCCATCAACGTGTTCATCTGGATTAGAAACGGCTTCACCTTCACGAATTTTTGCATTGTTATATGTTTTAATCATCTTTGAATAATCAGATATACCTATAAATTCATTTAAAAATGTATCGTCTATGCCTTGGCCTTTTATATTATCTAAGAGTGTTAAAAATGATTTGTTTTCTTTTGCAGTAAGTGTGGCACTACCTGAGGCATCTTTAAAACTTGCATCATCAAACCAAACATTTCTTGATGGGCGTAAAGTTTTTACATTTACTTTAAATGATGCTTTTAAATCTTTCATAGTCTTACCAGAATAAGATGTGTGAAAGATAATACCTATTTTAGATGCACTTATTTGTTTTCCTAAATCAGAATCAGTCGGTACAGTATAAGTGATTGTGTTTGGTGTAAACGCAAGAACACTTTCACCATCAAACGTGGCTTTCTTTACATCTCCAGTTGTATAGAGAAGATCACCTTGAAGAACACCTTTGATACCAATCTTAGAAAGATACTTTAATGATTCAATGAGTTTGTTTGCAAGTTCGACTTTTGTGTGATTTTTACGAATATCTGCTGGAGTATAGTTGAGTTTTGGTTTTTTGTTAAATATACTTTTTGTGCCAACAAAGAACTTACCATTCTCTGGATTCGTTCCTGCAAACACAGCAGGAGCACCATCCCATTTTACAGTTACATTTACTTTCGATTTTGCATTACCAGACAACATATCTTGTAATGACTCTAAAAAGTTTGTAACTTCTGAGATGCCATCAGCACCAAAATTGAAGATTTCATCTTCTGCGTGTTCAAGATGCAGATTCTTTGATTCAGTTAAAAATGTTAAAAACGACTGCATTTCTGTGATATTCCCTTATGATAAAATGTATTTCTTATATTTATAATAACATATCATTAGCAAAACGTCAATACCAATTACAACTAAATAAATGTGTAAAGATTTTGTTAAAATAGGAGAACTATTGTGGATTTCGCTATGATTACAGAAATAGTCACTAAATTAGGAATACCTATTGCTTCTGCGTTAGTTGGTGGCTTTTTTATCTTTTTAATTCTCAAATATATATTAGAGAGTGTAACAGGACAGGTAGATTTTCTACATAATGTTATTACTTCTTTAGATAATCGTGTAAAGACTATGAATAACGA